GACATGATTAGTGTCTTTGGCGGGCTTACATGATTTAATGATCTTCTCGTACAAATGAGTAACTTGTGGATCCACGCCCACCCCAAAACCCAAAGACTTAGCTTCTTCAATAGCTTTATCAGGATCCATACCCATGTATTTGCACTTAAACAAAGCGACTATTAAACCAGTACGGTCCTTGCCCTCTGCACAGTGTACATAAGTAGGGCCACCATCTAACAGCAGATCTCTCAGGTTGTGGTTGAGCGCATGATATAATGATTGCCTAGTATGATTGATATAGGCTTTGACATGCTGAATGCCTAACATTTGACAAGCACGATCAATCTTATCGCCTGTTTCTTGATCTAAACTGACGATTTTCTTGATGCCTAAAATCTCTTTAAGCCATAACACATCTTTAGCATTGGGAGCGCTTCCTCTGAATAATCCGTCTGTCACCTTACGCAATCGATGAATCATAATGCATTCACCAAACTATTAAGAACCTCTCGAATGTACGCAGCATCATGGTTAAACAAAACATGCTTAACGAAAGTGATGGATTGAGCAATGGCGGCAGAATCTGGCAAATGTTTACTGGCGATCTCACTCTCACCCATCAGGGCAAACTTCTGCTTGAGGTTATCACGAGCTATTAATCTTTTATCGGGAGGTACTCGATTAAGAATAAAATTAATGATGTTAGCCAAATAAGCGCCTACCGCTCGCGAATCTCCCAACTCACTGACCGCAGCATTCTTAATTAGTTTCTTATCTAACTTAATCTTATGTATTTTGTCCAACTTAACTAGGGCATTTTGCAAAGCCACTCGTTCCGGTCTTTTTAACTTAGCTTTGACGGCTCGATCAAATTGAGCCTTAAATAGTTTGAGAAAATCAAGTACCTGCTCTTTGGAGGCTTTTTGACGTAGCTTGCGCATAACAGCAGAATAGGCGAACTCCTCTACACCCGTCAAATCAATAACAGTAGAAGCATCATCTTCGGCATGAGATTTATCCAAAAACTTAAAATACTCTACCTGTTTAAGATGAACGCGGGCTTTTCGTTCGGAATCAAAGGTTCCTAAGTTTTTACCCTTATTAGACAATACACGATACTTGCCATTTGGTAATTTACGAATTCTCGCAATCTTTACCAAATCTGTTTGACAACGCTGTGAAAAGTTGTCTGCAAGCCGTACAATCTCATCTATGTTTCTCATTTATCTTTTGGTTTGGGAATAAGGGGCAGTTGTCCATCAATAAAGTTTTTCTTGATATCCAAGGATTCCTTGCTGCGCAACATCATATCTTCGATGATACCATTACCGTCAATTTCGGTTAAAGCCCTAATGGATCTTTCACTAATAAATATTAGATTACCTAATTTCATATGTTTACCTTTATCTACGAAAACAGAATTAACAACTAAACACTCTCGATAAGCAGCCACCACTTTACCACAAAAAACAGCCGGATATGAAACTGAAACTTGATCGGTACTTAACTCTTCGTAGGAATCTCCCACATAAATCTCTAAAAACCTATCCTTAAATAGTTCAGCAATGAACTCGGCAAAAGTTTTACCGGATCCCTTACATTGCTCTACCATAGATTTAACTTCACGCTCTGATGCCATAATTTATCCTTGAATGAACTTGAGGAGGAACTTCCTATAATTAGTATCAGCCGTTCGTAAGCTAATTTCTTGATAAGATGACTTTTTATTCATAACGCAAGTGACACTAACATTAATTCCACCTATTTTCTTAGTAGCTACTCTAAACGTTCTGGTGAGAGCTTGACTTAATTGTTCTACTGTTTGTAAACATTCTAAAGCGGGGCCAGCGATAGAACACTCCACTTCTACTTGACTGCCATCAGTATGAGGATAAGCATCAGCCTTCAATTCTTCATCTAAAGCAGAACATAAAATGCGTGAGAACTCAATAGCGCTGGTATGATCGGGAGCGCCAATTTGGATTAGAATGTTGTGGTTAGGTAACAACTTTTTATATGTCTTCTTGTTAGCGGAAGCAAAAGAACGAACAAATTGTCCCAGCATATCCATAAAATTAGTAGTAGGAGTAGTCCCAGGCGCAAAAGTAGGATTAGGAGTTTGTTGAGCTACCATAGTAGCAGGCGTTTTACCTGGTTGATATCCAGTATCATCTCTCATGGCCACCAAAGCCTTCTCATAGGTAGGATTTCTTTTATTTTTCTCTACTTGGTTCATCATATCGCCATAAGTAATGGCACCAGGAGTGCTACCGTGAAATAAAGGATTCTCTTTATAGGCCAAAGACTCAAAACGAGGATCAATTTTAATACCTAAATCATAATATTTTTTACTATACTCTCTACCAGTCTGTGGATCTTGTTCTATTGCAGGATTTTCCTCTACAATAGGAGTTTGGGGATCACCTCGGCGTACGCCAGGCAATTTCAAGCCTACTGGCCAAAATACCGAGACATAATACTGTGCACCAGAAGTAAAGGGACCTCCGTTAAATTTCATTTGAGTTTCAATAAGTTTTTGCACATAAGGAAGTTGTTGTTCGCCCGACAACTGACTAAACTCTTGTGTATTTCCACCAAATCCTAAGTTTTTTAAGGTACCAGGCATAAATTGCACCAATCCCGTCGCACCACCATTAGGATTATGCGCTTGCGGGTTAATACCTGATTCAGAAACCATGATAGCCAAAATATCTTCTGGTTTCATCCCAGTTTCAGAGGCTATTTCCACTAACTTGGAATAAAAGTTAGAGCCCAGATTAGCCATTTTATCCCCTTAATGATTTAACAATCTTAAAGAGTTTAACAGCCGCTTCTGGTTGTTCCTGTTGAATGGAACGAGCATACTTAGCAATGTGAGCAGCTAACAGAGAAGGGTCCTCATAGGCAAATACTTCTAAAGAATCTACAAAAGCTTCATAGGATGACTTTTTGGGACCGAACAATTGCGCGGCAACCTCATCTGGGTCAATGCCTACTTGTTTATTGGGAGGTGGTATAGTAGATGGCGGATTAGATAACGATGGGGTAGTCTCAATCGCAGGAGCCGAAGTAGGGGGTGTTGGCACACTATATCGTTCATTAATTGCATCTTCTGGCCCATACTTTTGTTGCAAATTTTGCAGGGTTTGTGTGTTAGGACGTTGTACTAAATCAATAGGAATGTTATCAGATGGTGAGATAAAAGGTTTTTTAACTTGATTATCACCAAGATCTAGATCAAAAGACGACCCTTGAAATGTAGGTAGTTCAACCTTACCCTGATCTGATTTCAATTGTTCACGCTGACGATTTACTTCAGGCTTAATAGTTGTATCATAAAATTTACGAAAACTTGCGTCATAAATCTTAAAAGATGTCTCGATTTCTTTGGCGGTATTTGCATATGCATCTACTTTACGAGAAGCACGTAAAGTAGCCATAGTTTTCAAGTGCTCTAAGACATTGCTTAACAAATTTTGAGCTGCCTCCAGTTGTAACTTGACACCATCACGAATGGGAGCAACTTTATCCTCATAATTTTTTTCCCAAGAACGAAGCGCGCGCCCTCGATCGGTAAATAGGTTCTTGAATGAATTTACTAGACCATCTGCCATACCAGCTTCTTTAATCATCCACTCAAATTCGTAAGCTGCGATGACGGGGCGATTTTCAAAGTCTGACAAATGCTCCATATACTCTTTCTCTTTTTTTGGCATATTCTTGCCAAACAAAAACTGATGATGAATAGAGCTCAAATCGAAATCCAATGCCTTAACTACATTGAAAACTTCATACATTTTTTTATGAAATTTGGTTAAAGCAGATACGGCAGAAATATATTCACGCTGATTTACATAATTTTTAGCGTTTAATAATAAATCTTTAACCGAGACATTTTCTAATTGAGTGGTAGGTAATATTTTACCTACTTTTTTACCTAACAAAATGGATCTAATGGTATTGTCTTTAACAATCAATTTATTCATTATTTCCTCAAATTGAGGCTTAAAAGCTTTCGCCATAGCACCAGACGGACTAACCGCTTCATGCAATTTGTTCAATAAACCTCTTTGTTGAGCACTTTTATCCATGGAAACCTTCTGTTTATAGGGCAATATCTAAAACAATACTAAATTATCCATACGTGAAGGATGGAAGACTGGATTTTGTAAAGGTTTTAACCAATTATGGGCCAGGAGGTGGACCACTTGGAGGACCACCGCCTCCCGAAGGTGCTGCGCCGCCTGGAGGACCGGCGCCCATGTCACCACCTGGAGGTCCACCTGGGCCTGGGGGTGGGCCTGGAGGCGCGCTACCACTGGGAGGTGGTGGCATACCTAAGTCTGGCATAGCCCCACCAGGAGAGCCGCCACCTGGAGTTTCACCTGGGACAGTTTGATCTTGTGGCTGACCTGGTTGAGTTTCTGGTTCTGGGATTTCATCCTCGTCATCCAAGGATCTCAAAGCATTTAGGTCCATAGCTTCCAAAGCAGCCTTCTCTTTTTTAGCAATAGCAATTTGAATGGCCTCTTTGCGCATCTTCCTAGCTTCATCGTCAAATTCCAAACCAATGGAACGATACAAAGTATGCAAAGAAACTCTCTTAGCTTCATCAGTGCCCTGAGTCAAAGTTACCAAACTGTTGATGTAGTCGCCCGCATCAAACAAAGACATATGATTCCAATCAATTTCTGGCACAATTAGTTGTTTCTGCCCACCAGAGTAATCATAAAATCCCTGGATCTTAGATATGGGGGCAAAAACTTTGCGTTTCAACCACTGAGACATCATATTACGAAACTGCATATAGCGTTGACGAAGCACATCTAAAGCTACACCGCCATTAGCATAAGTAGTATCAGCGCCACCATCCATCAAGACTGGTGGAACTTGCAAACCCACATAAATCTCCTTAACTAGTTGGGTGATGTCGCCAGAGATGTCATAAATACCTTGACCATAACCCACTCTAGTTACATCTACACCTTCATGAGTGAAAATCTTAAAATCCTTATCGTACTGAGCTTCCTCAAATACATTTCTCCAAGCTTCCAAGTCAGCAAAGGTAGGCTTGTAATCAGCTGAACCAATCTTGACAATAGTGAGCGGATTGATCATGTTGTCGGCTTGAGCATATTTGGACTCACGCAGCTTATCAAATAACATTAACTGACGAAAAATACACACTGGCAGTCCGGTCCCCCTTATTTCATAAGGGCTAATTCTACGAGCCAAATGGGAGACATGAAAATTGTCTAGCGGAATATTTTCTCCACGTCTAACCGAATCAATAATATGTTGGTTCAATTGTTTACGTTGTTCCACATCACTAGGACGATTGGAGAAAATAATCTTTTGTAGGTTGGCATCAGGACGCAACATGATAATAGGCTCATTAGCTACT